GTCGTATCTGTAGAGTGCGAGGATTTGATGCTGATTGATGCCAGCTTGACTGGTACGCCAGACAGACCTGAGCTGCTAGTAGATTTGCGTGATTATCTAGTGCGCCTAGCTGCATCCGTTTGAGCTGTCAATACTGTATGAATTAACAGTAAAAATAGTTGAAATAATTGTTGACTCGCTTCATTGGTATAGTATGATGACCACATCAACAACGGAGAGCTAAAAATGAAAGCACAATTTGAAAAAGAGACAGGTCTTTGGGTAATCACCCACGGCTCAAAATGGGGAAAAGAGCAATTTGTAGGCAAGACTTTTGCCGATGCTCTGGGCTTGTTTTGCCGCACAATCGACGCGCGCCGCGCCAGAAATCAATTTTTGAGGATAGAAAAATGAAAGTTTATCAAGCAATCAACGCGGTTCAGAAGTCGCTTTCGGTTTCTGGTATAACGAAAGACCGCACAGCTTCTACTGGAAAGTCGTCGTATAAGTTCAGGGGAATTGACGATGTTTACAACGCAATCGCCCCACTTCTAGCCGAGCATGGTTTGTGTATTCTGCCGAGGATGGTGTCTCGCACATACACAGAGCGCACCAGCGCAAGCGGCAACACTCTTTTTTGTGTTTCTGTTGAAGCTGAGTTTGATTTTGTGTCATCCGAAGATGGCAGCAAACATACAGTAAAAACATTTGGGGAGGCGATGGATAGTGGCGACAAAGCCACAAATAAAGCCATGAGCGCGGCTTATAAATACGCTGCATTCCAGAGCTTCGCTATCCCCACCGAGGGGGATAATGATGCGGATGCAACAACACACACGCTTTACAACAGCAAGCCAGCCGCGCCTAAAGTGATGCCGAGCAATCTCACTATCGGAGATGCTGAGTTTGCAGAATTAAACCGCCTTCTCGACGAAACCGGAAGCGACAAAGCTGCATTCTGTCAATACTTCGGGGTTAATTCTGTAGCTGCTATGCCGATGAACAAATACGCATCTGCTGTTTCAATGCTGCAGAAAAAGGTGAAAAAATGAAAATTGAAAACAGACAATACCACCCGCAAACCGCGCTTGAATTGAGCGCGGATCGCAAGGGGCGAATCACAGCAAGTGCCGTTGGCGCAATCCTAGGACTGTCAAAGTTTGCCACGGCTGACGATGTTTTGCGCCGGATGGTGCGCGAGCATTTTAGCGCAGAGCCGGAGTTTAATGGCAACATTGCAACACGGTGGGGGCACGATAATGAGCAGAATGCGATAGAGAGTATTTGCTGCTGGATTGCAAGCGGCAAAGTTCTGCCACATGATTTTGTTTCGTGCGAAATCGAAGGCGTGTTGTGCGGCGCATCACCGGATGGCGTTACCGAGCTTGACGAATTAGTGGAAATCAAATGTCCTTACTCGCTGCGCGAACAATCTGTAATTGCCGCTGATTTTTTAGAGTCTCACCCAGAATACTACGCGCAAATGCAGTGGCAAATGATTTGTGCGGATAAGCAATCATGTTTGTTTGTGGTATGGACTACACAAGGAATTGACTTTGTGCGCGTTGAGCGTGAGTCTGATTGGCTGGATAAAAACATGCCGCGCATTAAAGCGTTTTATGATTTGTATTGTGAGACAATTGCAGACGAAAAACTGTACGCGCCACACCTGCAGAGCAATAAAAAAGAGTACGCCGAGCGCGACGATGATTTGTTTGTTTTTGCAGCGTTAGCGTACCAAAACGCAATTGCAGAGCAGAAATTAGCAGAGGAAAAAGTAGAGGAAGCGAGAAAAAAGCTACTGGAAATCTGCACGGAAAACACAAAAGGCGCAGGCGTTACTGTGTACCAATCTGAGCGGAAAGGCGCTGTTGACTACAAAAAAATCCCGCAACTGGAAGGCGTGGACTTGGAGCAGTACCGCAAAAAATCCACAATGGTTTGGACTGTTAAGACGGTGGGAGATAAACAATGAGCCTTTCGCAATGCAATAATCTGCTTGCATACATGAAAGCAGGAAACAGTATCACGGCTGCAAAGGCGTTAAAGCAGCTCGGTATTACTTCGCTGCACAGACGGCTATCAGACCTAAAAGAACGCGGATATGAGATTAACGATGTTTGGACGGTCGTTAAAACGCGATATAGGAATGGGAAAACAAAGGTCAAAACTTATTCATTATCAAACAAAAAAGGCGGCAAAAAATGAGAGGCATAAACAAAGCAATTATTGTTGGTAATGTTGGGCAAGATCCCAAATCCAGTATCACGCAATCTGGAAACGCTATCCTTAATTTTTCAGTCGCGACCAGCGAAAAGTGGCGAGACAAAAACACTGGCGAGCAATCCGAGCGCACGGAATGGCATAGAGTTTCTGTGTTCGGTAAACTCGCTGAGATCATAGAGCCGATGATTGTTAAAGGCTCGCTCGTATACATCGAGGGAAAAATCAAAACGCGCAAGTGGCAAGATCAAAGCGGGCAGGATAAATACACAACGGAGATTGTGGCTGATAGTGTGCAGATGTTGGGCGGCAAGCAAGAACGCGACAGAAGCACGGAAAAAATGGAGGCGTACAAAAACAAAGAGCCGTCCGGTGACTTTAACGACGAAATTCCATTTTGAGGGCGAGCTATGGACAATCAATTCTTACGACAAGCTATATATTCATCCTGCCTCGACCTTGCGGCAGCGGGTTTTGTTGTGTCGCATGATGCGACAATCGGCAGAGAGGGTATCGATCGCTTGGCAGTGCGAGTGTGGGGCAGTACAGAGCATTTCGAGGCTTGGTGCGATCCTAATGCGCGAGAGGGCGAACACGATCCGCTGGTAAGCTATCAGCATTACAGCGGGATGGACGGCGTGGAAGAATCGCTCAAGGATTTGCTCAGTCAGCTTGGAGAGCTGAAAATCAGGGCTGGCGTATGAAGGCGCACCTAACAAAGAGGAAAAAACGATGAAAACACTCAAGCTTACAGCAACAAACCACACAATTAAGACAACTATCAATCGAAGTGATAAGGAGCTACAAAACATGGCAAAGCGTAAGATAGAGCAAACCGAAGAAAGCCAAGTGGATTTTTTAGAAGCTGACATTGAGCTTATACAGCTTGATAGTGTCATTGGCTCTGGATTTGAAACTCAGGTTGCAGAATTAGCTTTGCTTGATGGTGTAGCTTATCGGGCGGCACGCAAAAACATGCAGATACATTCTGCCATTATTTTAAAGATGGCGGGAGAGTTTGCTGGATTTTTTACCTTTCAGATAAACCACGATGTAGGCGAGTTTTGCCTATTGCAATCTGCTATGTATCCAGAAAAGAAAAGCAAAAAAATATACAGCATGATGATTCAAAAAATCATTGAGCAAAACACCTTTGGCTATCCAATGGTCATGACTGTATCGCGCAAGCATGACCTAGAGCGTCCTGATGTATTCCATAAGTTGGGATTTAAAACATACCTTGTAAAATCTGATTTTGAATACATCGTTTACGGTGAGTTTAGCCAAGTGCGAATGAAACTATTGGCGCATATTGCACTTACAAACCTTTGGAACTCTACCAAAGGCGAATGGATGCAGATTAAAAAGGATTGGAATGCACAGATTGAAAGCGCGGGCGAACGTCACGGAATACCTAATCCTAAGTTTGCATCACGCGAAGGATGCTGGCAGGGCAAAGCTGGCTTTGCAAATGTTGTACTGTCAAAGCAAAGCGTAGAGGATGGCGAAGTATTAACGGATAGCAGCAAAACCCTTAACGGCAATGCCAGTGTATTAGACCCCACAGCATGCGAAATCATTGCCCGTATGTTTATGCCAAAAGACGGTAAGCGCGTCTACAATCCATTTGGCGGCGGTGTACAGATGGGTTTTGTTGCTGGTGGGTGCGGGTTTGAATATGAATCCTCTGAGATACGACAAAATCAGTGCGATGCAAATAACGCAATATGCCAAGATTTTGAAAACGTCAAATGGACAAAATCAAATACCGCGCTTTATATCCCTGAGAAACAATCTGATCTTACTTTCTCATGCCCACCATACTACAAGGTTGAAACGTATCTTGACTATGATGGCAAGCCGCCAGAGGGGGAGCTGAACTCATATCCTACCTATGCAGAATTCAGGGATATGCTTTTTGCTGGTTATGAAAACGCTATCAAGGCAATGAAGGACAATACTTTTTTTGTCATCATGACTGGCGACAGTCGCGGCAAGGATGGCGGGTATTATGGGTGCGAGGCAGAGCATGAATTGTTTTTCAAAAGCCAAGGATTGCTGATCTATAACCGCATTGTGTATCTTGAGTCTGAATTCACAAGACGCGCACAGGCAAAGAAAACGCTGACTGCTAGAAAATGGCCTAAGTGCGAGCAAAAGATATACGCCTTTTTCAAAGGCGATGCAGATAAAATCAAAGAACTTTACCCGGCTATTGGCCGCCTTTAATGCGCGAGTACAAAAACAAGATAACATTAGCTAGAAACTCAAGAGGGGTTTATTCAATAGACCCTTCTTTGGGTTGCTATAGTGGCGTTAATGCTACAGAAAACGGATGCTATGGCGATTGCTACGCATTTAGAAGCGCAAAGATATACGGGTATGATTTTTCTAAGACAGTTTACAGGGGCTTCAAAAACTCAAGCCATCTAGAGAGCATAAAAAATCAGATAAGCCGTATTGATATGCCATTTATAAGAATGGGAACAATGGGCGATCCGTCAGAGGATTGGGGGCATACGCTGGATATATGCGAACTATTGCAACACGATAGACAAGATGATTTTTTTCCTATGCCAAAAAAGGAAATAGTGATAATAACTAAGCACTGGAACAATCTAACGCTTAGGCAGTTGCTAAAGCTGAAAACGCTGAATGTCTGTATAAACACCTCGGTATCGGCAATGGATAACAAGGATATACTAAATAACTCTATGGCTCAGTTTGAAAGAGTTAAGCCATTTTGCCGGTCTATATTACGGGTTGTGACTTGTGATTTTAATAAACAGCATCCAGACGGTTATGCCCTATCAGTTATACAGGATGGCATAATAAATGGCAGGCAATATATAGATACCGTTTTCAGGCCGTCACCTAAAAATGAGCTGGTATTAAATGGCGTTATCCTTGTAAAGAAAAAGCGATTCATAAAAGGAAAGCAGCTTGTGTCAAAATTGAACAAAAAAACATATCTTGGAAAGTGTGAAAACTGCAAGGAAATGTGCGGGGTAGCGATGTGATTCCACTCGTCATACAAGACAGCATAGACCGCTCTTTACTGCAATCGTTTATCGACATGCGTATCGAGGCTGCACTAATGCACTGTATGAATTACCAGTGAAATACGCCAGCGCAGAAAGAGCGCGTGCTGAAGTATGTGGCGCGGCTTAAGATGTGATTGCGGTTGCGGTCTAACGGCCGAGGTAAGGCCGCCGCCGAAGGCGGTCGAGCCTTGACCGAGTAGTTAGGTTTCGAGGCATGTATGTTTGTGGAAATTGATTTGCAAGCGTTTACTGGTGAAGGCATTACGCTGCCGCGATTCACAGTGGAAATACCACAAGACATGCTTATGAAAATTGGGCGGCTAATTGCTTTGCAGAAAGGAATGATGCCAGACAATGCCGTTGATA